GAAAACACTTTAACTGGAGGACAATAAAAAATGCCGATTACACAAGCTATCACGGTTACATTTAAGGAAGACTTAATGAAGCCAGGAGCAAATTTAGTTGCAAGTACATTAAAGTGTGCTTTATATTCAAACCTTGCTACTTTAGATCAAAACACTACAGCGTACACTACAAGTAATGAAATTTCAAATGCTGGAACTAATTACACAACTGGTGGAGCTACATTAACTAACGTTGCAATTACTGTTGATGGAACTACAGCAATATTTGATGCTGATAATGTTACATTTGCTAATGCAACTATTTCTGCACAAGCTGCTTTAATTTATAATAATAGTTTAAGCAATGCTGCAATTGCAGTTTTAGATTTTGGTGGTGTTAAGACATCTACAAACGGAACATTCGAGCTACAGTTTCCTAACGCTGATGCTACTAACGGATTAATTCGTATAGCATAGAGAGGTAAACTCCTATGCCAACAGCACAAATCGGTTGGGGTAGAGATGGATGGAATGTAGGAGCATGGAATACAGATCCAGATGCTCTTGCTATTTTAACTGGTCAACAATTAGAAACTCAAATAGATTTTGGTGGTTACTGGAATGCTGATGAGTGGTCAAGTGGTGCTTGGAACATAGGTCACGGTGCAGTTCTTACAGGAGATGGAAATGTTTTTGCAATTTCAACTTTAACTCAACTTACAGCAAGTGTAGGTAATATAATCACAATTGCTAATGCTAATATTTCTATTAGTGGTCAATTAGCAAATGTATCTTTAAGTAATGTAATTGTACTTAATGAAGCTATAGTAAATATTACAGGAGAAGATTTAACCACTACTTTAGGTTCTATATCAATAGCAGCTGGTGGATCTATTACAATTCAAACAGGTGCTGAAATAGCTTTAGATGTATCAGTAGGAAATGTTTTAACAGGAACTGCTAATATTGTTGATATAATAGGATTTGAATTAAATACAGATTTAGGAAATATTACTTTAGTATTAAATAATATTATTCCTATTACAGGAGAAGAAGCTACAGTTACAGCTAATACGATAGCTATTAGAGCTGATCAAGTTCTTTCTTTAACTGGTAATGGAGTAACTACTTTCTTAGGAAATGTAATAGCTAATTCTAATAACTTTTTAACTATAACTGGTCAAACTATCACTCCAACCGTTGCTACACTTAAATTCTGGGATAATATAGATACTAGTACTAATACAGAAACATGGACGAATATTCACTAGACAATAACATACAAATGATTATTATTTACAAATATAAAATTTAAGAGTATATATACATATGCCATCAACGTTTACATCGAGATTAAAAATAGAGAGACAAGCTTCTGGTGAAAACTCAGGAAATTGGGGTAATTTAACTAATTTTGTTTTTAACAGACTTGATTCTTCAATTAGAGGTTATCAAGCAGTATCAGTTGCAGGTTCTGCTAATGTTACATTAACATCAAATAACTCTACAAGTAACACTGATGATTCTACTACAGATGATCAAGTACATAATGCTGTACTTGAATTTACAGGTACATTAACTGGAAATATTCAAGTATTTACTGATGCTGTAGAAAGTCAATATACACTATTTAATAATACGTCAGGTTCTTTTACACTTACATTTAGTAATACAGGTCACGCTGCAAACGGAGTTGTACTTACTCAAGGAAGTAAATCTTTAGTATATTCAGATGGATCTCGAATGTACGATGTTATGGCAGATTTAGGTAATATAAATGTTGCTGGAATAGCAAATAATTCATCATCAACATACTTTACTTTACCTTCAACTGATGGTACTAATGGACAAGCTTTGGTAACAAATGGTAGTGGACAACTATCTTTTTCCACAGCAGGAATTACAACAGGAAAAGCCATTGCTATGGCAATGATTTTTGGAGGATAAAAAAATATGGCAAACCCGAATATAGTCAACGTAGTTTCGATACTAGGAAAAACGGATACATTTGCACTTACAACTGCAAGTGCTAACTTAGTTACAGCAACAGCAAATACAGTTTTTAAAATTAATTCAATATTAGTTACAAACATTGATGGATCAAGTGCTGCTGATGTTACAATTGCATACAATGATGGATCAAATACAAGATCAATAGCAAGCACGATTGCAGTACCCGCTGATGCAACTTTATCAGTGATTGATAAAACAAATTCATTTTATTTAGAAGAAAATGAAGTAATCTCTGGACTCGCTAGTGCCAATAGTGATCTAGTGTGTTTGATATCATACGAAGTCATAAGTTAACCGGGAGATTTTTGCTATGGCAAAAGAGAACGGTGGAATCATAGGAGTAGTCAACACACCAACAGCTAATACAGCATCAGGAGTATGGGCTCTTGAAGATCAATTCAACGCAAGAGTTTCAGATATTTGGCCAAAGACACCTTATTCAATAGATTTTTTAGTGGTAGCTGGAGGAGGAGGAGGTGGTCAAAGTAGTGGTGGTGGTGGAGGTGCTGGAGGTTATAGAACATCAACTCAAACAGTAAATGCTGGAACAGCAATTACAGTAACAGTTGGAGATGGTGGTACTGGTTCTGCATCTGGAAGCCCCAATAATACAAGTGGTTCAAATTCTTCTATTTCAGGTACAGGATTAACTACAATAACTTCTGCTGGAGGTGGTAAAGGTGGAAATGATGGAACAGATGGTACTGCTGGTGGTTCTGGTGGAGGCGGTGGACAAGGAATACCTGGTCGTGCAGGTGGAGCAGGAAATACACCAAACACAAGTCCAGCTCAAGGTTTTGCTGGTGGAACTGCATTTACAGGAACAACTGATAATAGACCATGTGGAGGTGGAGGGGGTGCTTTTGAAGTAGGAGAAGATGGTGTAACAAATATTGGTGGGGCAGGAGGAGATGGAGTAGCTTCTTCTATAACTGGTTCTTCAATAACAAGAGCAGGTGGTGGAGGAGGAGGTGCAGGTGCTCTAAGTACTTCTGCTGGTTCAGGTGGTGCAGGTGGAGGTGGTGCAGGTGCAAAAGGTTTTAATTCTGGAACATCAGGAACTGCTAACACAGGTGGTGGTGGTGGTGGTAGTGGTGGATCTGGTCCACCAGCTGCAGGTGGTAATGGTGGTAAAGGAGTTGTTATATTAAGTATGCCTGATGGAAGTTATTCAGGAACTACAACTGGTTCTCCAACTGTTGCTACAGGAGTTTCAGGAAAAACAGTTTTAACATTTAACGGGTCAGGGAGTTACACAGCATAATGGCATCATTCGCAAAATTAAATTCAGAAAATATAGTAACAACAGTTGTATCTGTTGTTAACGAAGTATTAAAAGATTCAAATGGAGTAGAACAAGAAAATATTGGAATACAATTTTTAAAAACACTTTACAATGAACCAAATGCTATTTGGAAACAAACTTCATATAACACTAATGCAGGTGTTCATTCTTTAGGAGGAACACCTTTTAGAAAAAATCACGCAGGAATAGGTTATACTTATGATGAAATTAGAGATGCCTTTATATCACCTAAACCATATAATTCTTGGATATTAAACGAATCTACTTGTATTTGGAATGCACCCGTTGCTAGACCACAAGATGAAAATATGTATAAATGGAACGAAGAAATTTTAAATTGGGAGATAATTAATGGCTAAACGTAATGGTGGTATAATTGGTAAAGTAAATACTCCAACATCTTCTACAGCAGTAGGAGTTTGGAGATTACAAGATCAATTCAATGCTAGAAAAAATAATAGTTGGCCAACTTTTGTAGCAACAGGTGGAACTATAACAACTTATGGTGCATATACTGTTCACACATTTACAGGTAATGGAGATTTTGTAGTCTCTTCAGGAGTAAGACCTTGCGATATTTTAATTGTAGCTGGAGGAGGTGGTGGTGGAAATTTACATGGAGGTGGTGGAGGTGCTGGTGGATTAATAGAAATGACTTCTCAATTAATTGGACCAGGTACTTATTCTATAGCAATTGGTGGTGGAGGAGGAAGTAATACAAGCGGAAATGATACAACTGGATTTAGTCAAACTGCAAAAGGAGGCGGAAAAGGTGGAGTAGCTGCTTCACCAAGTGCTGGTGTAGCTGGAGGAAGTGGTGGTGGTGCAGGAGGAACTGGTAATGGTGCTTCTACTGGAGGATCTTCAAATCAAGGAAGTGTAGTATCTCCATTTACTGGATCAGTTTTTGGAAATGCAGGTGGAAATGGTTTTGGTGTACCAGCTTATGTAAATGCTGGTGGCGGAGGAGGAGCGGGTGGAGTTGGCTCTAATGCTTCATCTCCTGCTAATACTTCTGCTGGAGCTGGTGGAAGTGGAAGACAAAATGATTATAAAACAGGATCTAATGAATATTATGCAGCAGGTGGTGGAGGAGGTTCATTTAATTCTACTCTAGGTGCTGGAGGTACAGGAGGTGGAGGTGCTGGAACTACAGGAGGAACACCCGTTGCTGGTTCTGCTACAACTGCTGGTTCTGGTGGAGGTGGTATTGGTTCTAACTCTGCACTTACAGGTGGTTCGGGTGCTAATGGAGTTGTTGTAATAAGATATATAATATAAAATTATGAAATATTTTGCTGAATTAGATAATAGTAATAATGTAATCAGAGTTTGTGTATTTGACGATTCTGTTAAAAATGAAGAACAAGCTCTACATATTACACCATTATCAAATGGTCATAGATGGATTGAAACATTTACTGATGGATCTCAAAGAAAAAATTTTGCAGGTCCAGGTTGGACTTATGATCCAAACAAAGATGCTTTTATAGAAGAAAAAACTTTTAATTCTTGGATATTAAACGAAAACACTTGTAGATGGGAACCCCCAGTCCCTTATCCTAATGATGGTAAACTTTATTCATGGGATGAAGCATTAATAAATTGGGTAGAGATGAATTATTCAACTAATATTTAGTAATAATTTTAAATAACATTTACCACACCCAACTAATATAAGAATATCTAATTCCTTTTGTAACTGGCTCTACTCTATGTGGATATAAAAAAAGAGAAGGAAAAATTAAAAGATCACCTTGTTTTAATTCTATTTTTTTATTTTTAAACATTATAAATTCGCCACCTTTAAAATCATTATTTAAAATTCCTAAAACACTTAAAGTTGGAATACCTTTCATATTACCATCAAACATTGAATGAATATGATCACAATGTTCTGCCATTTTTTTATTAAATGAATATTTATTATATCTGATACGTGTGTATCCATTCCAGCTATCAAACCAAGGAAACTTTAGTTCTTCCGTATATTTTTTTACCACGTGCCAAATTTTTTCCATGATTACATCTGTATTTTTATTCTCTGGATTAATTAAATTTTCTAATTCTTGATGTTTAGAAACATTGATATTAGTTTTTGTTTTTGAAATATAGAATTTATGTTCTTCCCAATTTAAATTTTTAATCTGTTTTATTGTTTCATTACAAAATTTTTTATCTAGGAAATTTGAATATTTTTTTACATAACTTTCTAAATTTTTTTTCATATTATAAGTTCAGTCAATTCTTTATTAACACCAATTGTTCCTTTAATAAAAACATTAAAAGCTAAACTTATTCTTGTATTTGTCCCCTCTTTTGTTTCAACCATATGAGTTAAGGAAGAAGGAAACATTATAATATCTCCAGTTTTTACTGGAAACCACCAAGATTCGGAATTATATAAATTCCAAGTTTTAATTTCGGGTTTAATTGTTTTATATCCTTCATTAAAAAATTTAATTTTATCTAATTCTTCATGACAATTAATATAAAATACTCCTGATACTAATGAATTAGGGTGTTGATGTTTATGATGATATTGATTTGTTTCAGTATAGTTTAACCAAGATTGTGTTATATAAGGAGTAATGGCATCGGTTGGAGATATTATTTTTTCAAAGTAATCTTTAACTCTTATATCTAATTCTTTTTTAATATTAATAAAAGGTTTTTCATTTAAAATGTAATTATTATTAGATGTAATATTTCCTTCGTTTTTATAAAAATCTTTTTTATGTTTATCTACAAATTTTAATTCCAAAGGAGTTAATTTTCTATCTAATTTAGAAATATAGATAGGAGTTGGAAATATTGTATTAATTTCTGCTTTCATGTTTAATATAAAATATGTATCAAAAAAAATCTTTTTTGTCTATAGAAGAAAAGTTTTCCATTCATTTAGATAATATACTTTGGCCAACAGAGATACAAAAAAATAACGAACATTGGAACATTTCTGGAATATTAAAGAAAAACTCAAATCAAGAGTTTAAATTTGATGTAAGACCTATGTTTCAAATGCCTAATAATCAATTAGGTAAAAAAGTAACAACTTCTAGTAAAGCAGATAAAATAGTATTTGAAACAGATAAAGAATGGATAATTATAGATGTTCCAGAACTTCATGATTATATTAGAAAACAATCTGTAAAGATTGTTCAATTTGAAGATTTGCTTAATAAATTAGAATGGAATATACACATATCTAAAAAATAGTATAAATACATAAATTTATGTATATAATGTAAAATTATGCCATTAACGAAGCTTACATTTCAACCAGGATTAGATACTTTAGACACCAAAACTGGAGCAGAAGGACGTTGGGTAGATTGTGATAAAATACGATTTAGACAAGGTCTTCCTCAAAAAACAGGTGGCTGGACTAAGTATAGCACTAGTTATTATGTAGGAGT